GTATCAAAAGGTTTATTTTCTCTTTCTCTTTCAATACCAACACGTTCTTTTTCTAAAATAACATTATAAGTTCTATTTTTAAAGTTATTTAATACTTTTTCAACTAAATCAACATCAGTATAATCTTTAAGTTTAATAACATTTAAAACCTGTCCTAATTTAGGAGTTAATTCATCAAGTAATTCAAATATATCTCTTTTATCATTAATATTGGCAAGACTAAAATTAACTTTATCAAGATAATTAGCAAGTAAATTATAATTAAGAACTAAATCACCAGTATCTTCTTTTAATTCACCTTTCTTATAAACATCATTTAATGTTTTATTAAGATTATCATCAAAGTTAATAATATATCTTTGTATATTATTTAATACTGTATCACTTAATTCAACAGGGGCTTTATAAGGTTGATTGAATAATGCGACTTGTTTTTTAAGTCTTTCAATAACCTGCTTCTGTATTCTCGTATCTTCTTCTAAGGCTTCATTATTAATTTGTTTAAATAATTCCATTCTATTATATATAATACATAGAAATAAATTTATAATAAAATTAAATGATTTTCTAAAAATGATTTTTTCAGAAAATTATATAAATAAAAAAATAATCAATATAAAAATAAATTTACATTTTCTTGGCTTTATATGTAGCCCTACATTTAGCATCACCAAGAGCATCACCATATTTCATATTATGTTTCTTGGCATACATTTTAACGTGTTCTATCCAAGGAGATGATTTTTTAGCAACACCTCCACTCATACCTTTTCCTTTCTTAGGTTTACCAAGAGCAATTAAAGGGGCAACTTTACCAATATCATCAACCAAGTCATCTAAAATATTACCTCCTTCTTTACAATCCATACAACCTCCTTTCTTACCTTTCTTTTTTCTTCCACCAACAGGTTCGGCTTCAACAGGTTCATCTTCCATTAAATCATCTTGTTCGTATAATCCTTTACCTTTTTTACGCATATTCTTAATTTTTAGTCCTTCAGGTACACCTTTCATTAATTTTTTACTTGTATAAAGCCCTTTACCTTTCTTTTTTTTACCACCTTCAGGCATTTCTTCTTCTACAAGTTCAGCAGGTATAGCACCACCAAATACTTTTTTGATGCCATCCCAAATATCACCAAAGAAACCATCACCCTCCATTTTAGCACCACCAACAGGACGGGCAAGAAGTGTTTTATCAACACTGGCAACATTCAATAAGCCACCACCAACACGCCCAACACGCTTAGAATGTTTAATAAAATCTTCATTAATTTTATTAACTTGTTCCGTAATTTTTCTATTATAATCGGTAGAAAACATTTAATTATATATATTATTGAGAAAATAAAAATTATAATATAATTATATATATTTATTATTATTTATTTTATACTTTAGATATATTTGTTAAATACTCATTCTTTTGTGGTGGTTCATCAATAACAATAGAACTATTTGATGATGATTTATTTTTATATTTTTCACAATCCAAATCACAACAACCACTATGACAATGAATAAATTTAATACCAGCAATAATGCCAGTTATACAAGTACCAGCACTTATTATTATAGCGGTTATACTAACAGCATCAATAGCCATTTTAATATTTATATAATTATGATAGATAATAATAATTATATATTTAAAATCAGAAAAAAGTTTACAATTTAAACTAAACGATGTTTCATACGACGAACACCAGCACCAGATACACCAGCACCAGTTTCAGCCCCGCCACTCATAGCCCCACCTTTACCCATACCTAAAGCACCTAAAGCACCAGATACTCCTTGAGCGAGAGGGTGAGGAACCATTGAGAGAGCCATCTTACCGAGAGGAAGAACAGACGAAGCAATTGATTTAAGACTATCAAATAAGCCACCACCAACATAACGTTTAAGTTCAGCATTACCAATAGGTGTTTGGAGTGAAGCATCAAGCACTTGTTGTTTATTGAGTACATTAGTGTATACACTGCTTTGTCCGTTTTGTGTCGCAAATATACCAGATGACATTGTAAGGATGTTAAATTCAGGTAGAATTTCTTTACCAGTTGTATTAGTATAAGTAATTTGAATTTGAAGATTGAAGGCTCCTAAACTTGAAGGGGCATAAAAATCCTCACTGATTGCGATATGTTTTGCGAAATCCAAAACAAGAACAGAGCCAGTTGTAGAGACGTTATTATCACCAGTATTAGTTAATGTAAAATCGTATGCGTTGGCACTACCACGGAAGGCATCCCACGATTGTCTACATCCTGCTTCTACCGACATCTTAAACAGACTTTCTTGCGTTGCTGAACTAAGGAGCCCCGAATTATTATTCCATAGGATACTAATTGAATTAATAGCACAATAAGCATCAGCATCAAAACCAGTTTGGTTAGATTGTTTATTACGAACAAACAAAAATAATTTGTCTGGCACACCATTAAGTTGGATGTTATTAGATGTTGTTGTAGCACCAACACCATCATCAATTGTAGCATTTGCGATTGTTTGATAATTTACAAAGTTGGCATATGGGAGGATATTTACTTCGGGGAGTAAATCACTGGGGTGAGGAGTGATAAAACGGCATTCTAAATAACTGTCAGTTGTTGAATATGAAACACCAGTGATTGCCATTTTTTGGGCGTTTGGAACAGTAATAGTATCAATAAAACGGAAACAACGTTTACCAGTGGCATCCATTTGAGCGGTAATGTTGATTTGTGAAACTCCATAAATACCTGCCGATTTACGGGCTACATCACCAAAAACGAATGGAGAGAGCATAAGTGGCTCAGTAAGGGCTACAGTGATTGATACATTTTTAACAACAGTGGCACCTTGGGCTTGAACGGAATTGCCTTCAATGCTTACAATACGGAAAGAACCACGTGGAGGAACTTTAGGATTAACTTCATTACGGAAATCACTGAATGGGGAGTTAGTTGGGCGGAGAGTGTAAAAAACATCCTCAGTTTCTGTTGCTAATCTGGTTGAAAGACTGGCAATATCACCATAAGAGCCATAATTATCAAGTTGAACGGGTGTTGTAGAATTATAACGGGCTAAATCCTCATCGTCCATATTACGAAGAAGAACATCAAGCATTTGTTGGGTAGTGTTTGATACTGATGTATTATTAATTTGGGCTTGGAGGTTAATAACGTTTTGGTGGAGGGGAAACGGGGCAAAGGCACAACTATCGCCGTAATTTACGAGTGTTTTACCCGGGTCGGGTACACCACTAAGTGAAACAGTCATAATTGTATGCCACATAACCTCTCTATCCATAATTACGGAAGTTGATGGCGTTTGAATGGTATACGAATGGGACGAAGATGACACAGCATTAGAGGGGAAACGTTGAAATGACACGTTTTGTCCGCCTTTCTGAACGGCAAAGTTTATAGAACTTTCACAAAGAAGTAAATCATCTTTAACAAGAACAGGTTTAATTTGGGAACTCATTTTATTATATATATTAATTAGAAAATAATTTTTGGTTTTATTTATTTAATTAGAAATTAATTTTATAATTAAATAAAAATTTTAAAATAAAAAAAAATTATAATATATATTATTTTTCTAAAACATTAATTTTATAAAACCTATATATTATTTTTTAAACTCCGTTAAATGTTTTTTTTCTAAGTAATAATTTTAATGATGCCGATGCTCCATATTTAATAAGAAGTGGATGACTGAAACCAAATTTATCTAACCACGCTATACTAACGTTAATATTTTGTAATGATTGTTGACTTACTAAGTCAAATAATCTATATTCTGCTTGGGGTTGATAGTAAAGTAAATTACGAGTGTATTCTGTTCCAATTGTCATAGGGATTTGAAAATCTGTAATTACATTACTTACAGCGTTTACATTTTGGTTAGTTTTAAGATTAGTACCAATATAAAATGGTGCTCCAGTATTTGATGGATTAACTGATATAGAATGAGTAATAAATTCGATTGATTGGGCGGGACACCACGATGGGACACTTGAAGAATTTTGAGTATATACATATACATTCTTATTTTGAGTTCCTACAGTTGTTGAAATAAACGGTTGATAATTATTACGGGCATAAAGAGCGTAAGCCGTTCCGTCAGTTTCAGCATCTCCAACATTTGAACCAATATTAGCACTTGAGAAAGTATTAAATAGGTTAAATAACTTAGTATTCATTGTAATGAAAAAGTTATTAGTAGGATTATCTTGTATCATTTGTTCGCTTAAATATAAATCAATCTTGTTATAATTATCATTCCATACAAAACGAGGGACGACACCTTGTGCTAATTCAACATATACAGTTTGAACTAAATTAAAAACCTCTTCTAAGGCAGTATTTACCATTTGTAAAAAATTATCTATACTATAAACATAATAATATTGATTGTTAATATACTCGTCAATTGTTTGAGGTTGAAGTGTTGGGCGTGGTATAGTTAAATTTTCAGGTTGAAAAACAACATTACGCCCTACATTATCTACAAAAGTTAAATCATTAATAGTTTCACCTACACCTATATTAATAACATAATCTGTTAAACCATTAAAACTTTGATTAGTTGTTGCTAATTTAATTTCAGGGATGATTTGAGGAACTTGACTATCTAAACTCCAGCGGATACAGGATAAGTAATAATCACTACTATCATCTAAAATATTATTACTTTTGATTTGATTAAAAACAATTGGTTGCGGTTGTAAATCTGGAGAATTATTAACTATACTAATATCTACGTACTCGTGTGTCGGGTCGCCGTATGAGTTATTATTTGGTGCCGTTGTTAAATTATTTCTTAAGTTATTCATTTATTATATATTTAATTTAGAAATTAATTTATAATAATAAATTTTATATATTATTATAAATTTTAAATGAAAAAATCTGAAAATAAATCTAAACTGTAATAAATCTAAGTCGTAAAAATCTAATTTGATTATTTCTAAGTAAAAATAAATTTATTTTTACCTGTAAATAACAGTATTGTAAAAATCTAATGAGTAAAAATCTAAATATTTATTTTATATTTATTAAAAACTGATTTATCAAATAAATAGCAGTCAGTTTTTCCACCAGCAAGTTTCAAATCTCTTTTAAATTCTTTGTTTTCTATCTTTGTTATAATTCGTTTGGTTGGTATTATATATAATTCATATTCATCATTGTTTACTATAAAAATAGCCCAATAATTAGCCGTTGTTGTATTTATTCCAGATGGTTTATTACTACATTTATGTTCTATACATATATTACCAGTCTTGTACCCAAATCTATCAGCCTTAACTTCATAAGTCTTTTCTATTAATTCTAAACCTTTTTTCTTATATATTTTTAAATCATATTCTTTAAAGTATCCTTCTGACATTTCATATTTTTCATATTCTCCTATATGTTTTAATAATTCAACTTGATATTTTTCACCAAATTCTAAATCAGCCTTAAAATTTTCAATCATTTTATATTATATATATATATAATATAAAATAAAATTAATAGAAAAATTAAACTTATTAAATAATAATTCAGAAATTCAGAATTCTGCCCGATTTTGACAAACTTATTCTATATAAAATTTACTATGAACTATTTTCTCATTTTGGGGCAAAATTCTGAATTCCTGAATTTATTTTTTTAGACAAGGACACATTCCACCTATTTTCTTTTCATAAGATTTCTTTTTTCCACTTCCTGCTATTGTACCTTTTCCTGCTACATCTATTAATAAATCATTAATAAATTTATGAAAAGCATTATTTATTTCATTAAATTTATCCCTTCCTAAACTTCTAAATAATTCTATTCTTTTTTTACGTAATCCTCTATCATTTCCTTCATATATTAATAATTTCATAGGTTTAAATTGTGGATATTTATTTATAAAATCATCATAAAATTTATTATAAAATTCACCTAAAAATTTAGCATATCCACGAATAAACTTTAAAAAGTCTTTAGGATTTGAATTTAATCTATTAAACATATTTTTATAAATTTCTTGAGGTGTATAACTTGGTGCTGATAAACGACTATCTAAATAAAATAAACTCCACGCTACACAATAACCTTCTCTCATACCTGCTTGATTTTCAAATGATTGAAACCCCACTTGTTTTCCTTCTAATCTATTTAATTCGTTATTTTCTTCATTTAATCTATCTATAACATCTTTTGTAAATCTGGGACACAGTTCACTTGGTGGTATATATTTAAATTTATATTTTCCAAAACCTTTTTCAAATTTCTTTTGTAATATTTTATCTAATCTTTCACTTAACTTTTCTAATTTTCCTCCTGTTTTTCCTCCGTGTGGCTCAAATCTCTCAACAGTCATTTTATCAAAATCTAATATTAACATATTTTGATGATTTGCGTCATTAGCCGATAAAGTTATAGGTATAGCAAGAAACCGTTTTTTATTCTTAATACATCTATCTATATCTTTTTCTATAAAACTATCTTCTAATGTTTTTTCACTATAATTTGTTGTAAAAACATTTCCTTTATATATCCATTCAATAGCATCATCTTTTTTATCTTTATTTATGCTTAAACAATCATTTTTATGTTTTTCTAAAATATAAATAAAATATAATTTTACACCTAAATTAGTTTTTATAAAATCTGTTGCTGTATGGTTAGAATTATGTGTTTCAACAAATTTTAAAGCATCATTTAAATCTTCTTTTGTTGGCTTTGGTGGTTCAGGTTTTGGTGGTTCAGGTTTTGGTGGTTCAGGTTTTGGTGGTTCAGGTTTTGGTGGTTCAGGTTTTTTTGGTTCAGGTTTCTTTTTTGGTTCTGGTTTCTTTGGTTCTGGTTTTGGTGGTTCAGGTTTCTTTGGTTCTGGTTTTGGTGGTTCTGGTTTTGGTTTTGGTACAGCCTTCTTTCGTGGTTTCTTTTTGTATAAATTTTTAAACTCTTCTTCATCAAATTTTAAATCTATTGCTGTTTTTCTTGGTACATAATAATCATCTTTTTTAACAAACATAGCATCAAAGAATTTGTTAATGTCTGCTTCTTCTAATTTTGATGGTGTTTTAATTAAAACTACTTTTAATTCTCTTCTAAGAATTCTATTAAATAGTAATAAATAACGTTTTTTTTTATTAACTGGTAAATCACTCATATGTATATATTTAATTTAGAAAATTATTATACTTATAATTTTCTAAAAACTTAATTAAAATCTGATATTAAAAATCTATAACTTAACTTTATTACATTCTTTTTGTCTTTTATATCCTGCTATTCTATATAAATTTGCTTTTAATGATGTTCCACCAAATCCCTCACATTGTCCTATTAAATCACCTTGATAGAAATCAAATAAATCATCAAACTGATGTTTAAAATGTTGTGCTTCTTCTAAATCTTCCTCTTTTTTAAATAAATTATCATCTTCTTTTACTAAATATTCTAATTGTTTTTTTGTTGGATTTAATCCGTATTTTTTACATATTTCATCTAATTTTTTTGATGACAACATTTTTGATTTAACTATATCATTTAAGAAAAATCCTTCATTTTTAACATTTTTATCATTAATTGACGGACTTATAAATATAATTGTAGGCATATATATATCTTTTGTTCTATTTATTAAATATAAACATTGAAATAAAAAGTTCATATAATATCTAATATCATTTCCATCAGTAAAAGGTGGATTAATTATTATTAAATCATAATCAACTTTATCGGGATTATATAAAAGAAAATTCTTTTTAATAACTTCAACATCTGGATTTAATATTTTTAATATTTCACTAAAATCTTCAGTGTACTCTATTGCTGTTATTTTAACATCTTTATTATATTCTCTTATTTTATTTACAATATGCCCTAATCCTGCTGTAGGTTCTAAAATATGTTCTGCTTGTTTTATATAATCTTCAAATGGTTTAATACACGCTATAGGAGTTGGATAAAAATCCTCTGTTTGTTGTTTATGCCATAATTCATAAGGTAATTTTTTAAATATTTCATCATATTTAGAATTGTATTTTATTGTTCCATCTTTTTCATATTCTTTTAATAGTTTAATAAAATAACTATCCTTATCATTTTTATCTTTATATTTTTGAAATGTGTAAGGACTTTTAATTTTAATAATTTTATCAACTTCAGTTAAAAACTTATTATTTAATTCAATTAATTGTTTTTTATCATCTTCTTCTTCTGGTTCTGGTTCTGGTTCTGGCTCAGGTTTCTTTGGTTCAACTTTTGGCTCTGGTTTCTTTTCATCTGCTTTAATTAAATAATCTAATATTGAATATTGTGTTTTAGTTGTTGTTTTATTTCTTATAATTTTTACAACTTTTCCATTTTTATCATATAAATATTCTTTATCTTTTTCATATCCTTCTCCTTTAAAATTACTTTTTGGCATACCTGTATGTGTAGTATAATATGTTCTATTAAAAATATAAACAAAATAATCAAAATCTATTTTTCTATTTTTTAATATATTATATATTTGTGTTTCACTTGGTAATTCTTTAGAAATAATTCTATTTTTTTCTCTTTTTTCCATTTCTTCATCATCTTGATAATTTATTTTTTTTCCTTTTTCTTCTTCAAAACCAGAATTAATATTTAATTCATTGAAAGATATTTCATATAAATCAGTTTCTGGTGGTATTCCTTTTTTAGTTGAAAATTTTCTAACATTACTTTCATCAACTGCTATAATTTTTAAGTTTTTTAATTTATTTCTTAATTCTTTAGATAAATCTTGTATTCTTTCTAATACTTTAAAATATTTATATATCTCATAATTTCTTGGATAATTTTCAATAAAATTTTTATATTCATCATTTGTTTTAAACCAGTTTAATATATTATCATTAGTTATATCTTTTGTATTCTCTCTAAAATCAAATTCAACATTACTTTTTAAAGGATATAATTTTTTTGCTTCACTATAATTTTTATCAATATCGTATAATATAAAACCTTTTATAATTTTATGTTTAATATTTTCTTTTGGCTCAGGTTTTTTAGGTTCAACTTTTGGCTCAGGTTTTTTAGGTTCTGATTTTTTAACTTTTTTTTTATAAAGATTTTTAAATAAATCTTCTTTTACTAATAATTTTTCATTATTAGTTTTAGGTACATAATAATCATCTTTTTTTATAAATATTTTATCAAAAAGTTCATTAACTTTATTATCATCTAATTTAGATGGTGTTTTTATTAAAACTAATTTCAACTCTTGTCTTAAAAGTCTGTTTAATAATAATAAATGTTTTTTCTTTCTATTAAGTGGGTAATTATCCATTATATATATATATATATTATAGATAATAATAAAAAAATTAAAATTAAATATCTGATTATTTTTTATTTTTTTTTAGTTTTAGTTTATAATCTAAACTATCTTGATATGCTTTACGTGATGGCTCATCTCCTTCTTGTACTGCTTTATAGATACGTTTTCTAAGTTCTTCAATTGATAGTTTTGAAAATCGTGTTTTTTCTTTTCTTTTATTTAATGTTTCTTCTCTTTTTCTTAAAACTTCTAAAATAATAGAACGCATATCATCATCTTTATATTTACCTTCACTATAAACTTTTAACATATCAATTAAAACTGATGTTGATAGATTTTTTAAATCACCAGCATTTTTAACATAATTGGGTATATCTGATTTTTTAACTATATCATTATTTTTTAAAATAATAGTTTCACCTTTATCATCTAATGTAGTATGTTTTAATAATTCTTGAATTAAATCGTCTCTTGTTTTTTTTGAAACAACAATTTTAGAATTAAGATTATACATTTTAATAATAAATTTAATTTGTGTAATATTAAGTTTTCTTAAAAAATATTCATAACTCATTTTATATATATATAATATATCAGAAATAATTTATTTTTTTCATTTTATACTTTATTAATAATATCACTAACAATAATATCATAAGGTTGATTAGTTTCTTTTTTAACTTCTTTCATCATTTTAATAAATGTTTCTAATGGCATCCGTGTGTTGAGGATTGTTTTCCATCTTAAACAACACCAACGTCCACAGGTTGATATTTTCAGATTTTTATCATCTTGAAAATCATAAGCATTATATATAATAGCATAATCATTATAATTAGTATTTTTTAACAAATCAGTTAAATAAGGTTTAGCTGAACCTAACATTTTTCGTGTATTCATATTAACCCAAGTTAATGGCTCATCAATAAAACTATCTCCATAACTATTAAACATTTCAATCGTATCATTGTATTTGCTTAATAAACACCAATGCCCGTAATTTTGAGTTTCTTCATATAATAAAAAAATAGCATCAATATCTTTAGGTAATAAATCATCAATCGTTTCATATTTAGATAATTCTGAATAATCCATTATTCTGGCATTAGGAAAATAATGTTTAATATCACTATCATCCATAGGTTTATATTGTACCTTTTTGGCTTCTTTAACATCTAAGAACCTTTGGTTTTTTTTATTAGTAGTCATTTTAATATATATATAATAGTATATATTAAAATAATTAAAAGTCAAAAATTTAAATTAAAAGTTTATATATCAACTTCATCAAAAACATCAACTTCACCATTTTCTTCTTCTTCATCTTCGTCTTTTTTAGCAACCCAGTTAATTAAGATAGGAGATGAATTATATTTATTACCAACTTTATATTTCTTAGCCTCTTTATAAAATTGTTTAAGAAATAAATTGTTTTGGATTTTTTCACGAAATTTGCTTTCATTAAATTCACGTTTATCTTTTTTATTCATATTTAAGAAATATGTGCTTTGTTTGTAATGTTCGCAGATTTCTTTGATTGTTAATATATGTTTGGCTTGGTTATTATCATTTACTTCATTATTTCTTTCATAACTTTCACGAAACCAATCATAAATATCATCACTTGTAGCAAGATAATCATTAGTAATCTTTTTACATTCTTGTGATTGAACTGGTAATTTCATACCATTATTATAATATTCTTTCCAATGTTCTAATAAGATAATCATTAATGCTTGGCGATATTCTTCTTGAAACTCATCACTTTTATAATATACATCACCTACAAAAATATTAGTTTTATCTTCTAATTCATCATAAGTTTCTTGTGATACAAATTTACTGACAAATGGAATGGCACGAATACGACGCTGAATAGCATCGTTTACTTCATCTAATAAAGGCAGTTCATTACACTCCATCATTAAAGTTAAGCATAATGTAGTTAAGCATTTATTTGAATAATTCATACGAGTGTTAAGAGTTTTATCACCAGTAATTTCTTTTAATGTTGACGTATTAATACGTTTCTTTTTATCAGGTTCTTGACATAGTACAAAACGCTTTCTATCCATTCCAGCCACTTGAGGATTACCACCCTCTTTAATTTCACTTAATAATACTGCTGATGGTAGTTTATAACCATAATTACCAACAGTTTTTAACATCAATGAATTAATTAATGATTTACCATTACCACCAGCACCAGATGCGATAAATAAATTTTCAATCTGTTCTCCATATAAACCAGTTGATAAAACAGTTAAATCATATTTTCTTGTTTCTTTGTTTGGAAAAATAGTATCAATTAATTTATTAAGTTTTTCAACTTTTTCTTGTTGATAATTTTTAATCCAATCGTATCCAGTTGTTGATTTAATATATAAATCATATTCAGGATTTTCAATAAAATTGTTGGTTCTTAAATCATATACTTTATTATTGAATGCTAATAAATAAGGGTTTTCATCAAATGTAATATCTGATTTTAATTTATTAATAATATCACTTACGTAATCCTTACGATGTTTGATATTTCTTAACATTGATAAGTTTTTATTGAATGTTTCATAAACTGATTTTTGTACTTCTAATTCTTTTAACTTTTGTTCTTCTGATTTAACTTCTTTTTCTAATTCAGTTTTATTGCCGTCAACATTCTCTATTTGAGTTTTTAATGATGCTATTTTGGTTGCTACTTTTGCGATTTCACCAGTGATAGGAGCAATTAAATCATAAATATATTTAGTTAAATGACTATGATATACATCATCAACAAAATTATGGAGACTTGAATTTTTCTTATCTTCTAATTTCCAAACAATGCCATTAAATGAATATAATTCACCGTCAACATTAATAAATTTGTTTGAAAAAATAACTTTAAAATAATCAGCAATTAAACCAGTTGTAAATGGTGGGCTGTATAAATCAAAGTTTAAACTTTTATCTAATACTTCAAAATAATCTTGGTTCATTTCTTTGGTTGAAAAGTTTAAATCTAAACCAGTTTTTTCTTTAACAACTTGGTTAAATTCTTTTAATATTTTTTCATTGTAATATTTGGTTTCAATCATTAAACCATCAGCACATAATACTGCTACATCATTTTTGATATATTTATTATCAACACAATGTTTAAACATAATTTCTAATACTCTGATTTCAATCTCTTGAAGAAAGAAAGAACAAACTGAACCATAAAAATTATATTCACCATCTTTCTTTCCTTGTTCTTTCTTAATCTTTTTTACTTGTTCGCTTAAATCTGGGTTGTGTTTAGCAATTACTTTAGTAATCATATCAAATTCTTTTTTGAAATCAATAATTTCTTGGGCTGGTTTGATTTCACCATTTTCAACATAATCAGAATGTACCTTACTAATATCTAAATTAATTTCACCTGTTTTTTTATCGGGGTTTGTATTCTTTTTAATCCAAGTTTTAAAACCACCACTAAATAATAAGATTAAAAATAAGTTTTTGGCTGTATCTCTATTACAACCATATATTTCCATAACACCATTTAAATATTTTGGACGGTTTAATACATAGTCTTCTAACATTTTAAACGAACATTTGATTTCATTCTTATTTGCTTTTAAAATTTGATATAAAAACATTGGGTGAGCGTTGTCTATATCTAAATCTGTAAAACGCTTCTTAGCGAGTGTGTGGCGGATTTCACGGCGGATTGAATATAATCCTAAGGCATTATCTGGGTTGCTTCTTCCATAGGGATTTTTTGAGCGGTTATAATTAATAACTGCTTTACCATTTTTAATAAGTGCTTTATATTTTAATAGTTGTTGTTTTTCAGTAGAAAAGAAACGGGCTGAGAATGGATTATTAAAATTATCTTTCAATAGTGTACTATTGATTAATTTTTCTAAGACATTTTCGTCAACTGGTTCATAAAGAGTAAT